GAACAGTCAATGGGTAAACCATCAGAGACAACTAAAAAACTTCAAGAAAAAAGAGAAGAACTGCGTACATCAGAAAAAGGTTTGGCTGATGCTATTCAGCGTGAACAACAGGCAAAAAAAGAAGCGTATGCACCAAAACCCTCTGCACCTGGTGGTGTTCCACCATCAGCACCAACAAAAGTTTCTGGTCGTGATGAACTTGTAAAAATTATCGTTAAAGAGTTACAGAATGTTGGCATCACAAATCGTTTTGCAATCATTGCAACACTAGCCAATGTGCAAAAAGAAACTGGCTTCAAAAACTTCGAAGAAAATATCCTGGCATACAAGAACACGGCAAACGATAGAATTCGACAGGTGTTCACTACTAGAGTTAAAAACTTCTCTGATGCTGAATTACATGAAATTAAAAAAGATCCATACAAGTTTGCTGAAGTCATTTATGGCAAAAATAATCCCATCGGAAAAGGCATGGGTAACACCGCTGAAGGGGATGGTTTCAAATATATCGGTCGTGGTTTTATTCAGTTAACCGGTAAAAACAACTATGCTTTATATGGAAAATTAGCTGGTGTAGACTTAGTAAACAATCCAACACAGCTACTTGATCCGATTGTCGCTGCAAAAGTAACAGCACAATTTATTCTTAAAGCGGCAGGCAGCAAAGTTAATTCATTCACTTCTCAATCTGAAGCCAATCGTGCAATTACACAAGCAATTGGTGGTAAGGCTCTCAACCTAGACAAAGGTATAGGTGCTGAGATTCTGGCAAAGGTTGACAAATATTCATCCGACTTTAGTGGCGTTGAATTGTCATCAACAAGTAAAGAAGTATCACAAGGTCAAAGAGAACAACTTAAACCTAAGGATGCTGATGTCGTTAATGTGTCTCAAACAAATAATACAAAAGGTTTTGACACAAAGACCTTAGCACCAAAAAAAGGTGATTCTAACGAAATGGCAACGGCAAGAGTAGCATGATAAGAGAGATATTAGGTAAATCCATTTCAAATAAACTGTTTGGATTATCAAAACAGGACAAAGAAAAAGAAGAGCAAAGAAAGAACACTTTGCTTGGTGTTGCTTCGCTCAAAATAATATCTAAAAATATGCTTGTTCTCCCCCGCATGGGTAGAGACTTGAATGCATCAGCAAAGGGCTTTAGTAAATTTCTTACAAATGAAACGGGTGAAAAGCCTGCAAAAGAAAGTTTGTTGAGTAAACTTGCACCACTAAAAGATCAAATTACGCAAGTCAAACTAAAAGAGCCAAAAGAAAAAAGAGAAAAGAAAGAAAAGAAACGTAAGTCGTTACTTGAAATAATATTCAAGCCATTAATTATCGCTGCTACTCTTTTGTTTACAGTCTTTATCTTCAATAAAGATTTGGTACTTGATGTTTTACAAATGTACGGTGGCGTTGAAGGCATTATTGGTTCAGCACTAGATTCTCTTTATTCATCAATCACTGGATTTTTCTCATCGTTTAATTTTGCGGAAATTGTAACAGATGAGATGTCTACATTCATTGAGTTCATTTCTTTTGGACTCATTTCAAAAGACGATGCCACTAAAGTGTTAGAACGTATTGGTACTTTCATCAAACCAGTAACAGACCGAATAGGTTCATTTATTGGCGGCATTGCAGATTGGGTAAAAGAAAAACTTATGTCTTTTGGTCGTTCACTCGACAAAGGACTTGGTGTAGAAACGGCAGGTGTTAAAGAAGAAAGAAGAAAAGAACTCGAAGAAGATCCATATGCAAATGCAGTAGAAACAATCAAGGCACTTGATGAAGATATTTCTCTACTCAAAAGTAGAATCGTTTCACTTAAAGAGTATCTTGAAAATAAAAAGGAATATGAAAAAGAAAAAGCGGAAGGTCGTGCAGTAAGAGAAGCACCTACTCCACCACCAGTAAACTTACCAATAAGGCGTGTTTCAGAGAAATCTATATTTTCTGCGGCACCATTGGCAACACCAATCAAAGGCACTCCTGGTGAAGTGCCTTCTGGACAACCAGTAACTAAACCGGCAGGCAACTTAGATAGCATCACAAAAAAAGCAGACCCTGGCGTAGATACATCAAAGTTCAACGGTGAGTTTCAGCGGCGCATTGAGTTAATGGCCACAGCATTTAAACAAGAAACTGGTAAAATGCTGATGATTACTTCTGGCTATCGTTCAAATGAAAAACAAAAAGAACTGTATGATGCAGACTTAGCTAAAAATAATGGCAAACCAAGCGGTAAAGTAGCACAACCAATGGCACCACTAGGTCAAGGTGCTGGTAGTGTTCACATGAAAGGCTTGGGTATTGATATCAACAGTAAAGGTGCTGATGGCTTAAATGAACTTGCTGGCACCAGAGACAAGCCGACTGGTTGGTTAGAAAAATTCGGACTGATTCGTAATGTTAAAGGTGAAGACTGGCACGTTACTATTGCTGGCGCACCACCAACACCAGATGATGCAGAAGTGCCTGATAAAAAAGGTAATGCAGTTGATGTTGCAACTGGTAAAGTCGTTGAAGGTGCCAACATCGGTAAATCATCAAACGAAATTGCAGTTGAACAACGCAATCAATCTAAACCAAAAAATCCCACAGTTGTAAATGCTGGTGTAACAAACAACACCACCATCATCAGAGAAGAAAAAATCTTATCAGCGGCAGCATAAAAAACGGCACCCGAAGGTGCCGTCGCAGTTTAATCTTCTGCTAGAGACTTGAAGTAATCAAGTTCTTCATCTTCAATATCTGGTGAAGAACGTGGTGTGAAGTCTTCAGCCTTAGTCTTCGACACCGGAGCAACACCATCAAGACCAAGAACCTTATCAAGTTTTGCCTTTAACACATCATATGACTTGAAATGTTTTGGATCAAGAAACTCTTTAAGTGAGTGTTCTTTTTTCCAGAGTGCTTCAAGTTTAGCGTCATCACCATCGAATAGTTGTGAAGAAGATTCAAACTCAGACTTGTCGTAGTTGCGATAACCTTCAACTTGACGAATCTTGATTTTGAAGTTTGCACCATCCCAAAAATCAAAAGGATTGATTGCCTTTTCATCTTCAAACTGTGGGTTCATTGCTTCAGTCAGTTTATCGAAGATTTTCTTACCAAACTTGTATAGTTTGATTTGACCTTCGTTCTCTGGGTTCTTAGGATCAGAAACGATAAGCACATTTGAAATATATGTAAGACGGCGTTTTTGTTTACGTGCAATTTCTTTGTTTGCTTCGATGCCAGAATTCCACAGAACAGAATTGTATTCTGATACTGGATCTTTCTGATTCAAAGTAGTCAAAGAGTTTTCAATGTACCAGCCACCTGGACCTTGAAAGCCATGATTGAAGACACGAACCCAGGGAAGCGCATCATCACCATCTGCTGCTGGTGCTGGCAGAAAACGAATAACTGCCATACCGTTACCAGCTTTGTCTGTTTCTGGTTGCCAAAAACGATCATCGTCTTTAGAACCTTCTGCTGGAGTATTGATTGATTCAATCGCTTTGGTGAGTTTGTCGAACGAATTGCGATTGCGTTTGAGACTAGAAAAGTCTGCCATGATTTACCTCGTATAAGTTAGTTGTTAAAAAGTATGTGCGTCTTGTCCACATGATTCATTATATACTTGTATATATGTATCGTCAAGAACCGATTGCACGATTTTTATCGTTTTAGCCGTATCTTTGTGAAGTATACCTATGCCGCCCGCCATATTAAAATCATCAATGACATCTTTGGTATCATCAATGAGTATAATATCTGATTTGGCATAGTTCGCTTTCAAATGACGACCGGGTACGATGTTGGCTGTAAAGTCAATGTGATGTCTTTTCAGCCAAACCTTTTTCTGCCGCTTCACCTCTTCATGATGCATACGTCCACCAGAAGAAGAAAGTATCTCTACAGGAATATCAAGTGAGATAATGTATTTCAATAGTTCTTTACCACCCGGATACCAATCAAGGGTTTCAAAGTTGTTGCCGTCTACGAACTGATTCCATTTATCATCATGTTTCTCACCACGCTCACGACTGGTTGCTGCTTTTTCTTTGAAGACTTCTTTATATCTTTTATTGAAGTCAGACAACACACCATCCATATCAAGATATATTTTCTGTATTCGCATCGTATTCCTTTTTGAGTATAAGTTTGTATTTTGTTGGTTCGAATGGTATAAACGGTGTGTACTTCTTTATCTTGCGACTGATGTTTGGATAATGAATCGTGTCACCGATTTTCTTATCCCATAACGGCAAAAAGTTGAGTATCTTATTCAGGATACAAATTGATTCAAGTGAAATTTCATTATGTAAAAGTTTCTGTAGCAATACTGGATACTCACCATCTTGTACCATTAATGAATCATTTGGACTCTCCTGACTCATCAATGATTCAATGTCGTTCGTAAAGGTATAAGTCAAAGATTGTATTACTTTCTGACGTTTGCGATATTCGGCACTGGATTCTTCCATAAGAAGGTTGCCCACCCAAACATTAGAATCGTGAATGAGGTTAGCAACAATAAAATCACGACCTTGTTCTTCATTGGTAAATCTGCGACTCAATTTATAGAAGTGCCACTTATCTTTACGATTCTCAAACGCACCAATGCTTGTGCTTACTTTACCATTGTACTTAAAGTAATCGTAAGAATCTGAATTGAAGTGGAGTTT